AAAACGAGCGGTTATAATTTCTGGGATCAGGCTTCTTACCAGCATTCGGACGACGGAGGCAAGACATGGACGAAGGAAGAGATGGTACTGTTGCCGACCGAATTTTCGTCCGATCATTTTTCCGTATGCGATCCGGGAGTTGCACGGTGGGGCGGTTATTATTATATCGGATATACCTCCACCGAAAATGAAGCGATGGTCGAAAACCATGTCTACGTAGCCCGCTCCAAATTCCCGAACGGGCCGTGGGAGAAATGGAACGGTTCCGGCTGGACAACCGGAACGGACGTACAACCGGTAATCCGTTACGACGGCAATCCCGTGAATTTCGGAGCCGGAGAACCGTCGATAGTCGTTCTCGACAATACGGTTTACTTCTATTATTCGTGGGACGACCAGAGCGTTACCACGCGTGTGGCGACTGCGTCGGCCGACGATCCGAACTGGCCCGGCCACCTCGTGTTCCATGGAACGGCGATGGATAAAGGCGCTATCGGCGGGGCGGATCACAGCGATGTAAAATACCGGGAGGATATCGGGAAATTCCAGGCCGTGCATACGGCGGCCCGAATGTCTGCCAATAGTTACATCGTGCTGTGGCAGTCCGACGACGGGATCAAGTTTGAGAAGATCGCCGAAATCAGGGAAGGATTGCAGCCGGGCGCGCATAACTGCGGTTGGAGCGGAGACGAGCAGGGGCACATAAAACTCGGTGTTCAGCAATATATCAGTTATGCCTATACGCTCGATTTTAGTCCGGAGTCATGGGGTAAATGGAATACCCGCTGGGCGAAACTGAACTGGTAAGCCGTAGGAGAGAATCGTATCCGTTTGTCCGGAGACTTCGTTTGGGAGTCTCCGGACTTTTTATGTAAAAATGCATTTCGTTTTTTTTGCAAAAATATTTTTTTAGTTATCTTTGCATCAAATAATGCTGTATTCGTCTAACGGTTAGGACGGTAGATTCTCAGTCTACAAATAAGGGTTCGATTCCCTTATACAGTACGAATTGTATTGATTATCAGCACTATTCCTGTCTGTAGGTATCAAATGCAGTACCTTTTGATTCAAAAAGGGTATTTTTTAACGATTCCGTATCTTCCTTGTTAACCCCCAAATTTTCCATCCCACCCATGTGATTAATGCCAATAAAGCAAGCCGTCCGGCCCATATCGAAAATTTTTGCCATTTCGTCAAATCTGCCGGGACGGGAATCTCTTTGTACCGGTCACGATAAACAATACTATCCCGAATTATTGTTTTCTCGGCATCTTTGACGGGAACGGCAACGGGATATGTGTGCGGCTTGTTCCGTAGGTCATGGTACAATGTTCCATCTGTACCGATCCGTGCGTCCGATTCTGCAAAGTCCGTTTCCAAGTGTGATGAACTATCGCGGATCTGTATTTGCGCCGACTGTGCGGGGACAGGAACCCTTACCGTATCGATCCGTATCTTCTCCGCGTATTCGGTCTTATACTCGACCCGGACACTGTCTTTTGACTCCGAGCGGATCGGCATTGCCTGGCGGCAGCACGATACGGCAAGCACTCCCAATATAACTACCAGTTTTTTCACGGCTCGAACTTGATTTCGTTAATGCGGTATTTCCATCCGTTGATAAACCGCTTCTGAGACGGTTTCTTTCGAACGATATTGTCCACGAAATTTAACCGGGCCTGTTTGATCTGAGCGAACAGTTCGCGGGGGTCGCGGGCGTTCAGTGCGGCAATGGTTTTAGGGCCTACGATACCGTCCACTGCAACGCCGAGTATCTGTTGCGGAATCTTGATGCCGTTGGCTCCCGATGCCCAGACCCAATCGACCAGGATGTTAGCCAGCGATTGATTGCGGATCTCGTCGGCTTTCCACCGATCCCAATAGTGCGGTTTCAATACACGGGAGACGACTTCGTCCCATGTAAGCATTTTAAGGTCGTCTACATCGATATCTCCGTCGCCATCCTTGTCATAACCTATCTGTCGCCATGTAGCGATTGTCACACCCATATTCGTTGCGCCGCCCTGATCGTAAGGGTCGTCCACGAAGCCGCCTTCCCATTTCCGGATAAAGGGGGCCAGTTTATTGATGTCTGCCATATCTTTAATCGTAAAATACTGTTCTGTTACTATTTGTTTTCTATGCTTACCGACTTTCTCGGGGGGGTACGTTTATCGCAATTAGATACTGTGCATCGATCAAATTCAGCCATTTTTTTTGCCTCTCGTTCATTCAATAACTCTTCCTTTAACAAGACGACTTCATTTGCCAGTTTTATCCATTTATCACGCTCGGAGTTAACAACTCCTTGCAATCTGTCAATATGTTGATAAGCTTCACCCAACCGTTTTTCTTGCAATTCATCATATTTTGTATCCAAGTCAAGTTCGACATTTTCGACCTCTGCTTTTCTTTTTCTTTTTTCATACCGATAGAAAGCTATTTGAATGGCCCATCCGGAGCCGAAAGCCGCAGCCAGTATTGCCAATACTGTTTCCATCTGATCCCGTTTGATTTGTTATTCTTCAGAATTTAATTGTTCCATGATCGCATCGTATATGGCGGGAGTGCAAGCCTCGGCCACCTTTTGGAGGAGATCGGCCTCTCTATTCGAAAGCTGAATTGGCCCTTCGTTATCGTAAATTTTATGTACCAATGCGTGATATTCTATGCCGGGACACCCCGTATAGATTGCGTCGGCAATAGATACCCGGTAATCCCTGACCTCGGATTTCGTCCTGGCAAAATCCAAATAAACCCGCAGATTCGTTAAATCGATGTTCTTCATAATTTTAGTTATTGTAGTTTGCGTAATTCCAATAGCCAGTAGATCCAATAAATGTAAATTTACATTCTGTTGTCCAGTTAATTACAACACTATCCACAAGACTTGATCCCATGCGGATGATCTTGCCTAAAGTGCGAGATCTAACTACTAAATTGCCTGATCCTGATTTTTTAACCCAAACAACCTTGCCGTCTTGACCGTCAGGCAATAAAATAGAGCCTTCCGAAGAACCGCCATATTCCACATAATCGTGCTGTTTTTCTAATACTATGCTGCCGGAAGTGAAATATTTTGTAGAAGTGGCGAACCCATGTATTTTTGATGAGCTACCCAGAAAAAGATCCCCTCTTTGAATATCTATGGCTATACTACTGGGAGTTCCCCAGGCGAAGATACTTATCCCCACTGCGGTAGTCTGGGTATCTCTTGCCTTGACAATCAACCCGCCATAAGTACCATCATAATCTACACTATTCCCTATTACAACATAGGATTCCCCATAGGTAAACTTAATATTGCCGCTATTCTTTGTATTAAGAAGGTTTCCGTTGTCGATAACGAAATCACCTACTTTCCCGGAACTCGCCGTTATGGTGCCTGTAAATTCGCCTGCTGAAGCATGAACTGTCCCCGTGAATTCGCCTGAAGTTGCTACCACCTTTCCCGTGAACTCTCCGCCCGAAGCGTACACCTTCCCCCGAAATTCTCCGGAGCTCGCATATATAGCCCCTCTGACAGTAAGAGAAGAATTTGTAGGGTCGAATACCAGCCGGTCGCCTCCCAATACAAAATACCCATCCGAATAAAACCGAAACTTAGCGTCGTTGGCCGCTTTTGCAGAAGTGGCGCCGCCGAACAGTATCGGGTATCGGGATAGATCGGAATACGGGTTAATACCCGATAATCCCGCAACGATATTCGATGCGGAATCGCGGACGCCGACAAACCCTGTAAGCAACAAACCGTCCGATATCTCCGTAGTCATATCCGAAAATGCCGATTTCAGAAATTCCAATTCCGCAACTCTTGCGGCTGCGGCATCGGCGGCATCCTGAGCGGCGTCGGAATAGGATTTCAATTCGTCCTGAATAGCCTGATTTGCATCTTCTATGGCTCTCGTGAAATCTTTGTATGCAGCATTGAATTCCGTGTATTGTGCATTCACGTTCCTTACTTCGGCTTCCGATGCTTTGCCGTCCGCAATCGCCGCTGAAATGGCATTCAAAAGACTTACTTTAGCTGCGTCAAACGCACTCTTCTTTGTGGCAAGATCCGTTTTCGCCGAACCTCCCAGATAGGGATTGTTATATAGCTTGCCATAGGTAGCATCGGCTGCGGAGCCCGCCTCGTTGACCGTATTGATATACTTCTCGATGGATGCCGCTTCCGCGCGATCCACAATCCCGTCGGCAAAGGCTTCGTCGGTGAAATTTTTAAGACCTGTGACGGTGGTGTTCAGCGATGCCGCCGCATCTTTAGCCTCTTGGGCTGTTTTTTGCGTTGCATCGAGATTCACGACCGGCATTTCTATCGACGTCCGGGTGGGAAGATCTCCGGACGAACTTCCGGAAGTCCAATGATAACCGGAAGGATGCAATTCAATGAAAGGGACGCCGGAGGTACGCACCGTGTACCGACCGCCGCCGCGAACGTATATGTATTCCATCGATGTCGGCTGCACCTGCCCGATGCTGCCGACGGGCGTACCCTCTGTAAAGCTGAAAGCAAAGGAACGAATATATCTTTTGACGGGTATCGTGCCCCAGCGGTTCCCGTTCGACTCCCAGGCGCAATTGCATGAGAATCCCTGTGCATGGGTGGCCCAGGAAGGCGTCCCGCTCGTGCCTAACACGGCTCCGATCTCAATGGTCGCTTTATATTCCGACGCACTATATAAAGTGAATGTCACCGGATAATAAGTATCCGGATCGAGTTCCGTAGCGTCGATCGTAGTGATCCGGAACTGCCCGGACGAATAGTACTGAATATTTTTCAGCAACGTCGTCTTCGCATCGTAGTACGTTTTGAATCTCGCATTGAAAACCGACCCGGTGATCGTCGAGGTCGTCGTCATATCCGCCAGCAACGGCGTGATGTATGCGCTCAGGGCATTGTAGACGTTCAGATAATCGGCGGTGCTCAGTTGGATCGTATCGGCCTGGGCCGTAAGGATCGGTTTCTCGCCCTGGATAATATCCCATTCCCGTTTGGCCTCCTGTTTTTCACTGGGGGTCAGCTTGTCGTCGTTGGCGATATCGGCCAAGGCGTCCAGGGCTTTGTCCGAGTACTCCTTCTGGTCATTGTCAGATATGGAGTACGCCGTAGCCTTATTGCCCTGCTCCAGCTTGGCTCCGCACAAATACACTTCATTGTTTCCTGAATGAATTCTAAATAATACTCTGTTATCTCCGCTCGGACTGACAGTTCCCAAAGTTAGGAATGTTACGAAAAAACGCTTCCATTCCGAAGTCAGAACATACCTCATACGAGTATCGACAGCGGAACCGACGGAGGCATCTCCGTTGGTAGCTATAATTCTTTGACTAATTACAGGATGGCAGTAGGTGTGGACATAGCCCTCCCCTTTGGCCCAAAAACTAAGAGTATATTCTTCCGATGGCGTGAACGGTACATTCACCTGCTGGCGAACTTCTGCATAATCGGCGGAAGTCGGAACTTTACAGTATACGACGTTTAGACCTAAATATTGTTCAGACAGAATTTGCCCTTCTCCGCTCCAATGATCGGAAAAATTTTTTGTGCCGTTCAGAATATTCACTCCGCCAATCTGTACGGCATCCACCGCGGCGTCAGCCGCATTTTTTGCCATTGCATCCGCGATGAGATTGGCGAACCGGCTCACTTCCGCGTCATAGTTAGCGAAATAAGTATTGTAACTTGACCGTTGCGCATCGGTCAGGGTCGTATCGGAATCTATATTGACCGCAACCGTCCCGGACAGGAAGTTTTTCAAGGTATTGTAGGCGGCGGACAAATCGGCAATCGATACGCCGTATGTCGTCGCATCGTCCTGGTAAGATGCGTATTCTTTGTCGATCTGGGCGACTTTATTGCGTAGCGTGGCCTTTTCTTCTTTGGATATTACGCTATCCGAGGCCATCTGACGCAGCCTGAGTTGGGCATCATTCACATCTTCCCAGTCGGATTCGGAAGCGGTAGAACCCTCGGCTTTATTAGCGTTACTAACATAGATGACTCCCGATGTTTTAATCCATATATCATTTACGCTATACGGAACGGCGGGGGTGCTGTCTCCATAAAACAGCTTAGCTTTCGTTCCGGCCAGTCCCAATGCTTCGCGGGCTTCTGATAGAGCCTGCGCCGCACCGCTATCGGCAACTCGTAGCCATTGGTATGTATTGTTTTGATATGAAAATTTATACCGCTCCGTAACATTTTCCCCGTCAATGACTACAAATCTGTCGTAATAATCCCCGATATGGCGATTCTTTTCCTCGGTGCTCGCCCATTCGTTTGCAGGGGCATTATTGAGCGTAGGCACTTCCGTCCCTTCGTAAGATGTAATCGATCCGTCGATCTGGCTTTGCAAATCCGGGATGATCGTATCGTTAAGCACGTTTACCGCCGTTTGCAATTCCTGCGACAGTTGATACGCCCCCTGTGCAGTAGTGTTGATTGCCGTCTGGATGTATTTATTTGCTTCTTCTAATCGGGTGTTAAATGTGCCGTAAGCCGTGTTGAAGATGTCGTATTTAGAATCCACGTCAGATTTCTCCGTGGGAGTGGCTACGCCGTCCGCCGATGCCGATTGGATCGATGTCAATAGGTTTGCGACAGCCGTATCGAAAGCGATTTTCGCCGCGGCAAGATTCGTCTTGGCCGTGCCGGTCAGCAGCGTATTATTATATACGGTGCTGTATGACGTATCGACGCTTTCTTTGGTTTCGTTGACCGTATTGGTATACTTTTCGATGGATGCCGCTTCCGCGCGATCCACAATCCCGTCGGCAAAGGCTTCGTCGGTGAAATTTTTAAGACCTGTGACGGTGGTGTTCAGCGATGCCGCCGCATCTTTAGCCTCTTGGGCTGTATCTTTTGCCGTATCGATATCCTGTTTCACCTCCGGCCACTCCGAAAGATTCTTCAGTCCCGAACTGTTTTTACCGATTATTACGTCGGTATTCATCCTCATTCTCGGTTTGGTATCGCCGGGGGCCTGTTGGAAGGTGATGTAAGTCGCTTCGGGATCATCCAGGTTTCTATCCCCGCAGAACATATCCCCGTATACATACTGATACGCGCGGCCCGTCACGGGATTTACCCCGATCCCGATATAGTTTTTATCCGTCAGGTCGAAGGAGTCTATTTTTGCTAATACCTGTATGGAGCCGCCGTCCCTTGCATCTATTACGATTGCCGATTGGCGGGCGACGTCGGTTCTGTTACCGAACTGCACGATATTGTCCCCTTCCGCAGGGATGCCGCTGCCGTCTTTATCTGTTTTGGAGATATCCACATAATCGTCTCCCACACCGGTAACGAGCGCCCAAAAATATTTAATGATGCTTTTATTGTCGGGGGAATAACGCTGACATCTTGCCTGATCGCCCACGACGATACCGCTATATCTTGTACCGTTCTTGTTGTCGTAGTAGCAGCGATAGTAAGTGTTTTCCTCTTGTACGGACGTACATTCGAAACCACCATTCGAAAATACCGTCTCTCCGAGCCTGAAAGACATCTGGTTTATGATGAGCTCGTTGAATACCGCTTCTTTACGGATAATCATCTTGTCCGCCTCCACGACGCTACTACCCGTGCTATCTTTATATATGGCCGCGCCGGATCCGCTGATGTTTCCCTTGCGGAAATTGTCCGTAGCGAACTTATCTTTTGCGATAATTTCAGCGCCGGACTCAATATTCCCCTGCGCGGTAACGTTGCCCTTCGCATCGATGTCCTGACCGGCTGTGATGCTCTTTTGCGTCTGGATGTCACCTCCGGATTGTATGTCTTTTTCGACCGTCAGGCTTCCGGCGGCATTCATGTTCCCGGCAGCGAAATCCAGTGCTTTGCGTCCGCCTTTAGGGTGAAAGTTCTCCATAGCACGGAGCGCGGAGAAAACGTTATAGTCGGTCGGGGCCGTATTGTCGTATTTACGGATAATGTAGATACCTACGCCGGATACGACGCCGATCCTCTCCGCGTACTGATTTTCCTTGATGTTGGTTTCGATGCTTCCCAGGCGGGAATAGACCGTATTGTCGCCGACGGTGTAGGTGGCTTCGTATGGATTGATAAGTTTCTTTTCATAAGCCTGAATACGCGAACTTCTACCAATGGAGCCGAACCTATCGCCTACGAGCTTTACTTTTTGCCCCAAGTCGTAGTTTTTATCGTTTACCTGACAATAAACCGGGTTGGTGGGGCATTCATAAACATTCGTATCGCTACTGTTTTTCTTGGCCCATGTTTTACCGTGTTTCAATAATTCCTGCTCGGCCTCGGTAGTGCGTTGTTTAGGTAGCCTGACACCCGTCAATATGAATTTATTTCCCGGTTCGGGTTTGAGGTTTTCATTTGGGATCGTGATAGAACCTTCGCCCTCGGTTACAGCGATTATTTCGAACTTTTTATCGAATGCCTTTGTATTGATGCTTAATTCAAATTCTCGCCCTTCCAGCGGCCCGCTTTCAAATGTACATCGAATGGTCTCGCCCTCGATGATGTCAGAAGGCGTGAATGGAGTATTTGCAACATACATGATGTATGCTGTGAATTTATTACCCTCATCATCGACACGTTCCTCTGTCTCTACCGATGTAACTGTCTCCGTGTTTTTGGGAAATACGTCCTCAAAAAAGACAAGCTGTTCTACGATGTCTTCTTTAGCAAGCGGTTCCCAGGCATCGATGTAAGGAATGCCGTCGGGCAATCTTAAACGAATCTCTGAAATATGATTGGTAACTCCGCCTTGAGAGGCGTGCCCGTAATCGCTGGTTAGATTGCGCGTCGATCCGAACACATAAAATCGTGTACCGTAATTACTATTGTCGCCGGATCTGCGTGGCATAGTGGCAACGACTTCTCCCCGTCGGAAAATTTCTTCGCTTCCGAATTCCAGTTTTCCGAAACAGATGTAGACGAGATCCCCGTTCTGTTCAATCCACCACTCACAATCGAATTCGTTCGCAATCATTCCGAGGGCATCATACAATTTATCCCCGCTAAACGATATGCCCTTCGTTATTTCCGACAAATCTTCAGGAACATCCTTCACCACCCAATTGGACGATCCAAGTTCGTGATTGATGCACTCGGCTATGAGATTGCCAAAGCTGGTAAGAGTCGTTGTGAGAGCGAATACAGCTTCTTCGAAACCCTGTCCACGATAAAATACATTGTATTTTTTAAGATGCCCTTCTACTCCTTCGAACTGGATTGAATACTTCCATCCTCCGGTCTCTTCGTTAAAATCGGGATCTACATCCGTAAATATTTCAAAACGAAAGCCTTCGTAAATGATATAACAACCCTTCGGGAATTCGATGTTTTCAGCGAGTTCAAAGTCGAGACGTACATAATTCTCGCCCATCAATGCGTGGTGGCGAACCGATGTATCCAGAATAGGAACTTCCACCAATATCGCATTTGATCTATCATATATTTCAATCATAGCCTGCATGTTACGCAAGCGAAGATCATCACGGGCGGCACATTATGCCATAGTTTCCAATATTAAAACGTGACAACCGGGAGATTGTCACGTTTTAGGTTTTATATCGTCTCTCTGTCTTTCGGATTCGGTTCGTTGAATGAAAAAACAAATTTCCCGAATCCCAATTTTCCGATCACTTGGCTTGGCGAACTTGAATAATACAGTTTGTACACACGTTTGAGGATCGGCACTTTCAGCAAAATTTCTCCTTTAGCGATCTCGTTAAGAAAGCTTTCGTATCGCTCCAAGTATTCGGACTGTGTCGATCCCTCTATCGTGATAGTTAATTGTACATCCCGTTCATCAAGGCGCGGATTATTGTATAGGATTTGCTTCCCGTCTTCAGCACGTGATTTGTTTGTTACATACGATTTTGCGGGAGGCGGGGTGAGCAGGTTTTCCAGAAAGTTATCACCCATATTCGCTCCCCATGTCTTCCAGGCGTCTTTATTGTTGATGTAAAAATCTCCTTCCATTGCTTTAATCGTTACATTTCACAATTTTCACATTTCCAGTGCTGTTTATGTTCCCGCCATGACAGATAACGGTTGCTGTCGCATTACCGGAACACACAACATTTACGTTCGCGTGATCGTACACCTTTACAAACACACGGGCATGTCCGCTAGCCTTTATGGATACATTGCTTTGGTGACGTGCATAAACGGTTCCAGTGCCGAAATCATCGTATACAATCATTCCTACACAACATCCATTGCATACGACTTCCTGCAAATTGGACGTATTAACAACATCGTCAACGAATATTCCGTGTTGTTGCATAATCCCGTCGAAATGCTTTTTCATATATGTGCACGACGGATAATCGTGATCGATGCAGAAATCGAGTCCTTTTATGTACATTTGACACAGAGAATGTTTATCTTCGTTTTGCCATCTTTTTTGCCACGGTGTACAAAGGCCCAACGAGATCGCCTTTTCTTTCAATTCATCGGATACATTCATAATCAACTTCCTCCAAGACTATTACTGATTCGTTTTAATATCGGATTGGTCTCTGTTTTGATGACATTCACCGTCTCTTCCGTATGCTTGCGGATATATTGCAGGTGTATCATCGACGCTTCGGCCATAGATCTCAATTCGGATGTTTTGTTCAATAACCGTCTTATATTCATGTCTATGCCGGTATGGGAAAGCATGAATTGTTTGAAACGCGCAATGTGTTCATTCAAATTATTATATATGCCCCTTACATCCGACTGAATCGCGGTAAAACGCCCATTCAGTTCCGATCCGGTATCTTGTGACATGGCTTCATATCCTTTCGACGTGCCGGTCTGCTTCTTTCCCTCCGCTTCGCCCATCAAATCGAATCCGGCATCCTTAGCGGCTCTTACCATACTATTCCATAAGCCCTTCGAAGTTCCTACGGTTCCTTGCAGGGCGGCAAATTGGGCCGTAAGACCCTCCATGTCTTTCACTGATAATTGTCCGTCACCGAAAGCGCCGCTCTGTCCATCTTCGCCAAACAGGTATTTGCGAAGTTTTTCCATTGCGGGTTGAATAACTTGTAGTTCTATCATCCGGGAGACGAGATTCTTTATGATGTCGTTGACCGAGTTGTCGAATGCCGCTGCCGCATCTTCACCGGCGGCAAAAGCACTCACAAGGGCCGAGGCAATGGAACTCGACCAATCCTTCAGGGTTGCATCGAATTCTTGGCTGAACAGATCTTCGTAGAAGTACTTTATCTGATCGTCGAGTTCGGCAATCTGTTTTTCATACTCTTTGACGGCGTTGCGGTCTGTCTTTTTTTTCTCTTCCTCTTTGATCCGCATCTGATCGATAGCATCGCGCTGCGCCTTCAGGTTATTCAACTGTGCTTTTGCCTGACTCCCCGTCGTGCCGCCCAACTGTCGTTCTATTACCTTTTGTAACTTCTCGTAGGTAGCCTGTAAATCCGTCACGTACTCCTGGAGTCGCTTGATCTGTTTCGACAACTTAGCGTCCTTGTTTCCAATACCGAATAAGCTGCCTATCGCCTTACCGATACCTCCGATAACTTTAAATCCACTCGTAACGATGGAGAACGGCTTATTAAAATCAACCGTTTCAAGTCCGGAAATAATCTGATCGACGCCTTCAAATGCTCCGGATATCTCTTCCGGGATATTAACACCAAAACTTTCAAGCGCGCCGGTAAACGCTTTCGCGGCGTCAAATCCTTCGCGGGCTTTAGCAGCATATTCATGGGTGGCTTCCGTTAATCTTGCCTGAGCTTCGTATCTTCTTTGTTCGGCCTCGGTCAACTTTTTTTCTGCTTTGGCTAAATCCAGAACCACTTCGACGAGCTTTTGGGATTTAGGGTCGTATTCCAACCCGGCATACACAGTCTGTCCGGATTCCACTTTCCGGAGATCGTCTTTGGCCTTCTGGTAGTCGGCATTTGCATTCTGATAATTGCCGAAAGCGGCTTTCAATGCTTCGCCCGGTTTCAACTCATTGATCTTCCTGTCCAGTTCGTTGTATGCTTCGACCAAGTTTTTGAGATCGGTCGGATCGAGGGCCGTTTTCGACTCCTGGATGTACTGCTGTAAGCTGTTTTTAAGGTTCTGCAACGTGGAATACGCAACCCTGTCCAAGTCGCCGAATATCTGTTCCCAATTCAGGTTCTTTTTAAATTCTTCGACATCGAGTTCCGACATAGCTTTCTTAAACTCTCCTCGGAGGGACAGTTTTTCGTTCATCGACGTTGTTTGGGCTGCTTTCTTTTGATATTTCTGGGTTATTGCCAACTTTTTTTGCTGATAATTCCCGTATTTCTTCAAGTAGTCATTGAGTCCCAGAATCTCTTGATCGATCAATTTCTGATTGTCTTGAGCCTGTTTTTCCAGTACTGCATTTTGTAGTTCGGCAAATTTGGGCGCAGCTTCGGCGGCGGCGTTTTTTAATGCAGATGCGTAGTCGAATTTCTTATTTTTATTTTCCGGCTTAGATTTAAATTCCGTCTTTTGATTATCAGCAATTTTACGGATGTAATCTTGCTTCTGCCGGTCTATTTCCTGTATTTCCTTTTCGTGATCCAGTTTCATTTGGGCAAGGATTTTCTCCGAGCCCTCTTTCATGGCATTTATCCGGGCTTGTTCTATCGCGTTTTGCAGATCCTCTACTTCCCTGGAAATATCCTCTTCTTGTTTGTGCAGCCTGTCGGTATAGTCCTTCGGTTTTTCCACTCCCGCTTTCTCATACTTCTCAAGTATTTTTTTCTCCCTCTCGATTGCTTTGTTCTTTTTTACAATATTTTCGTAGGTGTCTTCGGGCATTGTTTCCTGAAGGTGCTTAATGAGATTCTTTTGTTTCTCAATCAGGGATTTTGCCTTAACCGTGTTGACATCGATATTTTTCACTAACTCGTCAAGTAACCCCTCGGATTCTTGAGTCAAAACTTTGACTGCACCGACAGGAGTACCACCGTCTTTAGTTAGTTCTTCATATAATTCCTCGTTCGTTTTCTTGAATGTTTTTGTCGCTTTTTTCAGTCCGGATTTGGCAATCGCTAATTGTTTTTCATATCTTATGAGCAGTGGACTCCATGAAACCTTGTCTATGTCGCCCATCGCATCCTTGAGTTTAGTGGCAAAATCCATATCCACACGTTCAAGATTGCTGATGGTGCTTTCGATCGATCTTTTTAATTCCTCTATGGACATCTTGTCAGCACCTTCGAACATCTGGTCAAGTATTTTCTGATAACGCTCGATATCTTTGTATCCCTTCGTGCCCGTTATTTCTGTTATTTTACTCGCATTCTCAGAAATCTTGTTTTCAAACGACTTTGCTTGAGCAATCTTTAATATGGACTTAAATAGTTCATCATAAGAGTCCTTAGCTTTCCCCGCAAGTATTTGTTCTGTTGTCAAATTCGACAAATATTCCGGATATAGCTCCTGTATTTTAATAGCGCTCTTTCTTCTTTCCTCGATAGATCTTGTTACATCCTGCGTAGCGGCATACAAGGACTTTAGAACGGCAACTTCCTGCTGCGCTTTAGCCTTACCATCTAAAATTGCTTCATTCAAATTTTTTTGGGCGGCAGCATATTCGTCAAATG